TCTTCAAACATTTGACCCTGCAGTTCTGGGATCACAGCGGTGAGTCGTCCTTTATTTCGAACTAGCCATTTCGAACCTAATAGACGCGCGAGTGATAGTGCCTCGAGTTTATCCTCTTGGTTTTCTACCATTCTAGCTGCGACCCTCTTTTGTTGCTTAGCTTCCTCAACCCAATTATTGAGTTCAAGCCCAAAGCGACGAAGTCGGTCACGTGCATCTCCTGTAAGGGATGAACGCCACGCGTAGTTACTCCGTCCTTCTGATGAATTCGGGGGACTAAGACCCAGTCTTAGACTCAAGAAATCTAGGAAGTGCTGATTACGAACAACGTCCATCCGTCTTGCTGGCGTAGGCCAAGAACCCTTTGGCAAGGGTTTGCCGTCACTAGTTTCAACTTCTGGGTTGTTTAATCGCACTCCGGGGAGAAATTTTGATTGCTCTTCGCCAGTCAGCAAGTCTCGAACCGCAGAATCATAAACACCACGTCGCGCTAAGAGGAGTGTCATATATTGACAGTCCACTTTTCTCGTACGATAAGTTAGATCCAGCTCTATCGCTTTGCCGGCAACCATTGGATTGACCGACTTCCACTTTAGAACAGCTGAATCTATGATGTTATTGATTCTTTTCGCAATGGTACCAATGTTCGCATACCGAATGTTCTGCAACTTGCTCTTCTTGGGATCTCTCCCATGAAAGGCTAGAAGCCGAGCCGTGTAGTCTTTCGTAGCCTCATCAAGGTCACGAACCACTGCACTAGGGTTAAACCGCTCAGGCCATGATTGGATGGTGTCCAATCCCTTCTTGATCTTCTTTCGAAGATAAGGAGGAGCCTTGCTACAGAGAAACACTGCTTGCAGTTTATCCTGTAGTTGTTGCTGTCCTAATAAGATAACAGCAGCGGCTTTTCGGAATCGTCGGGGCGCTTCCGGTTTACCCGGAATCCCCCAACCTCCTAACGAACGAGGGTAGTGTAAAGGAACACCACTGTTCTCCATGGCTTTCCAAACTTTCGCGTGGATTCTCTTCGCGATTGAAAGGACAGCTGCCTTTCGCCACGGTTCTGTGCATTGCATCCATTCGGTTGTAAGGCACGGTCCCAAGGTAAGGAAGGCCGGAGCGTCTTGTTGTTGTGAGTTGGGACGAACATTTCCTGCTCTGGCGAAAGCCTTAGCTAGAGTGATCGCACTCAACAGCGGTCTTGTAACATACGTTATTTTCTTGTAGACGATTGTTTGCTGAGAAGCCTTTTGGTTTTCTTTGAGGGGTAATTTTACCTTCACAAAGTCCCACAATGTGGGTTGTGGTGAGCTTAGTTTCGGAAGCAGGTCATTTATGACTTGCTTCTGTACTGTCCTCACTCCAAAAGCTTTCTCTACAAAGACACCTCCTTGGTTACTTCGGTATTCCTTGTTCGTGTTGCGTTTTAGCCCCACGGAAGCTAGAGCGTTGAAGTATTCTTCAGAATGACGTGATGTCCAAGCCGCGATCAAGTCGTCTCCGCATATGGAGACACAGTTCTTTACACGGTTACCACTGGCAGCAATCTTGATTTTTCTCAAGGTTCTGTCTGCGCAGAATTCTTGTATGAACGATAGAATTGGCCAAGTCAGGCTCAACCCCATCAGGTTGCCTCGTTTGGTTACTTCGCCCGTTGTTATATTGAGTTGTGGACCTATACACATACGGCCCACTTCATAGTACAACTCCGGTAATCGTTCTCCTAATGCATCCCAGATTCCATCCCATACGGCATATCCAATGTCGAATGGTATGTAGTCCGAGGCTGCTGTCAGGTCGGCTGAAAGAATTTCAAAGTCCTTTTCGCCACCGAATTCTGCTACCCCTTTCCTTAATTGGCGAGGGATACCTACTCCTCCAGTCAGGGAGTAGGCGTGGTATCGCGATTGTTTGAGGAGTTTAAGTAGCATTCCATTTATCCTCTGGCCCAATACCACCAAGTGGGCCTGAGATATGGATGCTACTCGCATTTTCATCCCCCTTTCGGGCAAAGCGAGACTTTTCATCCTTGGGGTTTGCTCCCTAAGACGTGCAAAGTCTGCTTCAGCTAGACCGACTACAACACGGTCTAGAGCGAAAACGCGGGTATATAGGGACCATTGAGGAGAGACTCCTCTCTGGTCTGGGGACGTTCTTACAAGCAAAACTTTCTTAGTCTTGTTTGTTCCGTCGGTATCTTCGTACGCTGTGTCGTGAGGCAACTTCTGACTGATCTCTAGAGCAGGA